GGGCGCACTTGCAGGAAAAGAGATGCATCATATAAAGTATACGATTGGTCTAAAACATATGTCACCGCCCACAAAGCAGTGATGTATAAAAGAACGGTTAAAAATGTTATTATTTTTTTCATTTCGATGCCGCCGTTGACAAATTCGCTGTTGTCAACTTAGTAAATTTTACATTATAGCCCTTGCCCAAAAAACTATATGCCTCAGGCAAGACCAAAAAGCACAGGGAATCAATCGAGTATACGGTAAGATAAAATGTTTTCGCGGCAATGGTATATGACATTACCCACATTTTTATATCAGCTACACCCGTATCCTTGCCTGTACCGTCCTTCGGAACCAAGCCAATTGTCGGCGGATTGGTTGTCGATATTGACTGCATCTTATCCGCCCGGTCGACAGTGCCGGAATAGGCCGTCTGTATCCATTTACCAAGATCAACGATGCTGAGACGGTCTTGCCCGAAAGCCAGCGAAGCCAGAACAAAAATGATAAATAGTTTTTTCATAAATTTGGTTTAAACGTCCTCTTTTTGCTTTCCGGTTCCTTGCTCAATTCCGCCGGGCACATGGCAAAACGGCACGTAGCGAACGGCGCCACCACTTTAAGACTGCATGTCCCATCTTCCTTATTGCGCGCGGAACAATGCTCCAATTTGTTAAGGATACAAAGCCTGCTTCCGTTGCTCACAAAAAATCCTATTTGCTGAATAAAATAATATCTGAATTTCCCGTACCGTCTCGGGAATCGATGTGAATCCAATCTACATTCAATTCAACGGCTGTTATCAACGGCCAGCGCGCGCGATTACTTAATATAATTCCTCGCACATAGTTTGCTGTTTCTCCCATAACATCGAAATCAATCGCGCGGCCGAATGAATGCTGACTATTCGGAGTATACTGTTGACAATTTTGAGTCCGCAGGCCGCGATACATATAACTTCCACCGGCTGCCCAGTTGTTAATTACAACCGGCACGGCAAAATATTCACGGATTGCGTCAATGCTCATTAAGATCCTTTCATCCATAGCTAAAAGAGCGTTGCCGCCATAATCATCAAGCCATGATTTTGGAAGCACTTCTTCGGGATGAAAATGAAGCATTTGGTACATTACGCACCCGCCTTTTTGTCAATGTATTTTTTATATATTGACGGATAATGATTTTCTGCCAACAAAAAAAAATCATAACACGGCTCCGGGCAATAATAACCATTCCCGACATGCCGATACTGAAAGCCCGGCAGAAGCGGAACCGGGTCAAATTTTAAAAATACTCGCGTAGTATTGAGCGGCAGATGATTGTATGCGTCGCGTCCGGACTGCGTATAAAGCATGGGCGAGGCAAAATTAATATTTGATATGTCCCTTTTGGCTTTTAAAACCGGATCGCTGGCAAGCTGTTCCGCAATAAGCGTGGCAACAGCGGCGCCCATACTGTGTCCGGTACAAATCACATCTCGTTCTTGTTCCTGCAAAAAAAACAGGTGTATCCAATCCTTAAAAAAATCAAATATCTGATAGAACCCGTCGTGGCAACCGCCGTGCTGTGCCAGAGGCGCGGCTTTAAAGTCTTCAATCCAGTTTTCCAAATCTTCCGAGCCCCGAATGGAAACGATCACGCGCTTATCGTAAACAGCGATAAAGCCATAATAATCCTTGTTTTTATGCTCATCAAAATGAATTAACGGCGCTGGTAAACGATCGGCCAAGCCCGGCGTGTTGTCCCCTGCGGCTACGGCAAAACGGAAGATATCCTGGATTGCATTCACGGCTGTTGCTCCGTTTGTTTCTGTTGTTCAAACGACATGGCTTTTGCGCGCGCTTTCATCCTGACAATTTCAGCCGCGCTTAGTTTTTCGTAATTACAGAGCAGTAAAAAATTTACATTTTCCACCAGCAACGATACCTGTTCCTTATTTACAGCCCGTACATGATTATCCATAGCAGGCGAGGCCATGACCGTGGCGATAATATGACTTTCATCCTGCGCCTTGACAAATTCAAATGAATGCAAAACCAAATCCGCACCGATAATTATAATAATCCCTATGGCAATCTGCCAGAGTTTGCTATCTGTCCAGCGCGTCAATGGGTGCAGTTGCGGCATGTTTACTCTTTTTTTACTAAATAAAAATTGCTTGTGTTATTTCGTGTAATAACAACGGCTCTGAAATTGCAATTGCGCCAAATACATTAGCGTCCAACACCTGTTTTATAAAGTTTGCTCCGTAGTCTACCGATTTGTAAACAGGCCCTCCATAAAAACCGCAAAATTGAATAGTACCGTCATCGTTCATTGTTACATCGTAAGGAGTACCCAACGGGCCGGTATCAAAAGTAACGGCAAAACTGGTGACACCATAATTAATCGAAAACACCCCCCAAGCAATATTAGGGGCTGAATATCCAATTGCCGTTTGATATTGTCCGCTGTCAGACATTTTAACGCCAAGCCAAGCATCCGCAATAGTGCTGAATATTCCAAACGTAGCGCCTGAATCCTGAGAAGAATAACACTGTCCGGGGCCGGCGCCGCAAATGGTAATATATACTCCATCGTTTGATATTGCTACATCAGCGGGATTTGGCCCGGAGGGTGTTCCAAGACTTGCCCAGGTTGCGCCGGAATCATCTGAGCGCCATAAACCGCCGCCTGTATATGCGCAGACAACAATTTTAGTACCGTCCGCCGATATGTCTACGCCATGCCAGTCTGCAACACCGGCAACGCCAGGCGGGGAAGCGCCAAGACAGGGCGTCCAGGTTGCGCCCGAATCTGTTGACACATATACATATCCACCGTAAACAATAGCAACCTGGATAACTCCATTAGCAGACATTTTGTTTCTAAACCAGTTACGGGCAATATCCCTCGAAGTCCATAAGCCGCCGGATTTTGTCCAGATATGCCCACCAAAAGCGCAGGCAGTAATTTTAGATCCGTCTTTTGATATGTCAATGCCGTAAAGGGTTTCACCCGAAGCGGCTGTCTCATAGCCCCAGGATAAACCCAAATCAGGAGATGTCCCGACATCGCCTGTCGTAGTATCAACACCTACAATTAGTTGAGACATAAATTATCCGGTATAATTCAAAATTAAACTGGCTTTGGTTATTGTTGATGCGACCGTAATATCAATCAAGAGAAAATCTCCCGCATTAAGCGTCGCCGTACTCCAATCCAAAACATTGCCGGTATTCGCAAGCTGTGAACTCAGATAAGGTTTTGTTCCGGCACCAACCATGCTCACGGCAACCGGAAAATTTACATAGCTATTTTTTAAAACATCAATGGTCATGGAATCGGAAATGTCGGCAAGTAACGTCCAACCGATTATAGAAATTAATCTTGGAATTTGCAAGTAAGGTTTGTTGCCTGTCGTTATGGCTGCACCACCTCCATCAATCAAAAAATTAATATTAAACGTAACACTTAAAATGCCCGATGGGCCGGTAGGCCCTACCGGCCCCGTTGCTCCTATAGCGCCATTTTGCCCGTCTTTGCCGTCTATTCCGTCTTTGCCGTCTATCCCGTCTTTGCCATTTGTTCCGTTTGTACCGTCTTTTCCGTCTTTTCCAGGTACGCCCGGATTATTTAAAACTGCATCATACAAATCGGATTGGTATCTTTTCCATTCGTGAGAATTCGGATCATTAGATTTTAATGGTGGTGGAGCAAGTTTTGAAGTATTAACCATAGCTATTCCTTTTCGATCTCAATATCTCCCCGACATCCGATTACCACCCACTTAACAGGATCGGAAACCGTCAACCTGAATATTCTGTCTCTGGAATATCCTAATCTATGCCAATGCAGACGGGCTCGGTAATCTCCTTTTTTTCCAGGACTGCTCCAATATTCATTTGACCATTTATATCCACCGTCATCAGACCATTGCAAACAAGCCTTCGGATTTGAACCTTGTCCACTTGTTAGACCTATCCCCCGCTGTAAATCAATTTCAAATTCATGGAAAAACAAACGTTGCCGATCAGAATGGATATGTCCGCCGGTACGTTTGCGGATTATGGGATTGCCATTATCGGTATAAACATTTAGATCAAGCTGATGAATAGAACCGTTTTGATAATCACCGATATAATTTTTATTATTCCAAAATACACAGCATATTCCAGGCCATGCATCATTGGTGCCCGTTGATTTATTCCACCTGCCCCGTTCATGCCATAAACCGGTAGATGTATCGTAGCAATATGTTTGATTCCCATTAGGAAACGTTAGCACGTAAAACGCATGGCCTTCTTGTTGATAACACATTCCAATGGCGTCATCGGTTATGGTCATTTGACTTAATAGATATTCTAGGCTGTGAGTGCTTATTTGTCCAGGAGTATAGCCGGTGCCGGAGTAAATTGTATTGTTTCCCTCAAGATTACTTCCCAGCCAGAATATTGTATTGCTTATCGTTGCGACGGAAGCAATAGAAGCAAGACCGATATTTAAAAAAGTATTATTTACACGGCTAAAAATATCGTATGCGTCCGTACCTGTTGGCGGATGATTATACCAAATTTCAATACTTTTGCTGCCAAATAACCAAATCTCATTGTTTATTGTCCCGATAGCGAGAATAGGATCAGCCGATCCTTCGGCGGCATAAAACCAGGTGCCGTCCCAGATTAAACCGTTTTGATATTTGGAAAACCAAAAATTGGATGTATTAACTTCATTCTGTATAAAAAAACCATTTATACATATTACCGAATTACCAAGCGGATATGCCGGATCGGATATTGTTACAAAAGTTTCCGCCGCAGCCATTATATTGCCGGAATTATCAAGCACCTCTTGAAAATTATAAATGTATCCGGCATTCCCATCGCAAAGCATTAACTGAAAATTGTTTTCAGCTATGGAAACATAACCGCTATCAGTATTAAGAGTACCAAGTACAATATAAGATTTATCTGGTTTTATTTCATAAAACTTATTACCGATAATGGCAAACAATCGCCCAAGGGCAGAAGCGTATAATCTGCGGCAAACGCCATAACCTGGAATTTTTGTAAATTCAACGGTTCCCGGCGTACCAATCAAAATCATATTACTTTTTGAATCAGGATTAGTAATATAATTAGCTTTGGTTACTTGTGAAGCGCCGGTTATTTCGGGATATAAATTAACACATTCCGCGCCGTCAACTGAAACAGAGCGCCCTTTACTCATGCCGCCACAAAATGAGATTTCCATAATCACAAACCTGCATAAATATTAAAAATATGCGACGGATTGTTTCTTAAACTCGCGTCAGTTCCCGCCAATACAACCTCAGTATTAATCCGTTTAATATTTGCTTTTGCCTCTATCATTTGCGTCTGAAATTTTGCCGGATTAAGGCCGAATTCGGAAGCATAATAGTACGCTAGTCCATGCGCCAAAGCCTGCCGGTATCCTTGTGGCAATACAATAGGATCGCTTAAATTTACAAACGCTCCTATTAAACCCCACTGACTAATGCCCGCGCTCATCGATTTATTAGGCACGGGCCAAAATGATAATGTTCCATTTGGAAATGGCCCAGGCAAGTAACGCGCAAAAGTAGGATATGTTGTCGCAAGTGTTTTGAGGCGTATTTCCTCATATTTATCGTTTGGAATAAGTTCAACATTATAATCAACAAGATTTCCCGAAACGGCATCGCGGACAAAACACGTTTCTATTTTAAGTGGTCTGGCAGTGTCCCAGTCCGCGCCCGGCCCTATTGTATAATCCCCTATGCCACCTGTGATATTAAAAATTTCGTTTTTCATGGCGTAAAGCATAAGTTTTTCAGTCTGCCACGCATCCATCATTTCATTAAGTACAAATAACGCATCAGCGGTTTCTTGAGCGTCCGGTGTTTCATTTGTTGCCGTTATGCCAAGCAACCGCAACGCGCGTTTAATAATATCTAATACAGTAATAACGAAAATACTTGTACTGGATATTGCCGCGATTCCCGTAATAGTTATTGTCAACCCGTCCGTGGGAACATTCCACGAAACGGAAGAAAAATTAAATCCGGCTTTAACCGGTCTTAATGTATATAATGCGCTAGAAACATCAAGCACGGTTTGACCATTAGCATCTGTTTGACAAGATGCTACAAGCCCGCCTGATTGATTATAAATAGATATAGCAACATTAGGTATAGCAATCGTCGATCCAATTTGCGTAATAACGGTAATCGTATTTGCTCCACCAGCCCCCGCGCCCCAAGCCCCCGCGCCGTGACTACTGATTAATTGTGCGTCAATCTGGGCAACCGTGGGCGCCGTAACGGACTGAAAATCCTGTGAATCTATTTGATAATTTCCTCCCGAACAAGTAATTCGGCATCTAATCTGATCCCCGTTAGATTCGGCGGCAAGATATGAATACATAAAATCTTTATCGTTAATATGAGAAAATGTTCCAGTCCCAGCATGAGCAATACCGTCTATGATCATTATCGCTGAACAATTAGCGGAAATATCCGAAGTTATATATGCTTCCGCATCGTTGTCGTATATTGTAAAATAAATTTTTCCTGCCGCATTTTTAACCATATTACACCATTGCCGGTAAAGGTTCGAGTTTTAAAACCGTTTCTTTCAGATATTGCCAATAATTTCCGCGATAATATTTTCCGCTTTCGGAATAATGATTAAAAGTTATATCAGGATAAATCCATATTTCCCCGCCGATTTCCGTCCATAAACGACAAAAACCGTAATCTTCTCCCTGATAAATACCGTTATGAACACCAACAGGAAAAAAATCCCAACACCCTAATTTACTCGTACCATCAAATGCTTTGTCCTCAAATTCACGTTCAGGGTATGCTTTACACATTTTTGTCAGACAATCGCGCGTGATTTTTAAAAATCCTCCCGCTACCTTTTCCGCACGCACACAACCGTCTTCACGGATTTGCATTTGTTCGTCTTTGTCTTTGTCTTTGTATGGTAATACGGGAAAAAAAACGGTATCGGTTTTTAGCCGATATGCGCCGGAAATAACATCGCCTTCGGTGTTTATCATTGCCAGCATGTCTTCCACGCCCCAACTCAAATCATCGTCAAGCATAAATAAAATATCTGCTTGTGTCGAAAGAAAATCACGAATAATTGTCGCTCGCACAAGCGGAATAAGCGAATGCCCCTTAAAAGTACGATAGGCAACTAGATGACCGGAATTCGCAACGGCTTTTGTCCCGCGTTCAAAACTTTCCTTAAATGCAGGATAAATAATGCCGCGATAACTCGGAATACAAAACAAAATCTTACTCATATCTTACCCGCGCCGCCATAGTTTCAAATTCAACATCATAATCAAATTTTTTAACTACTGAAATATCATTAGTACCGGAATTATCGATGATTTTTGTTAATGATTTTTCAAGGTTTTTAAGCTTGTTGTCTATCGCAATCAAATTTTCAGGAGTTGCTTGCCAAACAGGTTTGGCCTGCGGTTGTGCCAGCAAATATTCGTGATAATTTCCTTTCCATCCTTTTGTTCCCCAGTGCGTCAAAGTACAGCGTGGTTCAATAAATAATTTTATTCCTGCATCTATGCATCTTTGATTAAAAGAAATGTCCTCGCCTAATTTTTTATGATTTTTTAACATACGGCCAAAAAAATCATAAGTTTTTTCTTCGGTGTAAGGAGAATAATAAAAATTATCCGGATAAAGGTTAATTAATTTCTCAAAAACAGACCGCTTAATTTTCATAAATCCTGTAGGGATTCGCGTAGCGGAAATAAGCCCTTTATCCGTAACTATGGGCGGGCCTGCATGCGTATCGGTTGTTTTATAATTAATATTATCAGTTTTAATGGTGCAGGGATAATCAACGTCATCGGACTTAAAGCGGAATGTCGCACCGACGATTTCTTCGTCTGCTAAAATTAAATTAATCAAAGATGTAATATCCCACTGCAAATCAGAATCAATAAAAATTAAATGTGTAAAATCAGACGAAAGAAACAAACGGGCCAGGGTATTCCGAGCGTCTTCTATATAGGCATTACCACAGACAGTCAAATATTCCGTTTGAATGCCGACAGTCTGCATAATCATTACCGAAGACGCAAGCGAAGAAATATAGGGAGCAAAACCATGAAAGTCATAAAATGGAGTTGCAATCATTATTTTCAATTTGTTTTCTTTTGCAAATTCCTTAATATCCATTTTGTTCCTTTCAAGAATATAGACTAGGGCGCAATTACTTGCGCCCCTTTAAAAAGTTACGCGGTAATTCCAATCCCACCAGCAGCCGTTGAAAGAACTGCCAGAATTGAGGAAATTGCAGCGCAAGCGTCGGTTCCGGATGTCGTGCCGGTAAACGTAATTGCCGCAGCCTGTGAAACGGGTGTACCGCCATAAAGAGTGATCTTATCGGTTGTGGCGTTGCCAATGGACACTCCATCGGGTTGCCGGGCACCAATAAGTTCAACAAAATTTGTTCCAGACGTGTTAGTGATAGCCATAATCATTTTCCTTTTTTGTTGTTAACTGTTATAAAAATTAAAACATCAGAAGGCCGTCCCTGGCCTAGATTAAAGTTATGCTGCTGCGCCCCAGACTTTGCAAGCCCATTCAGGCCGCAGTTTGCAAATTCCGAAATAAATATCGCATCTGGAAAGCATCCTGGCGTTTAAAATGTCATAACCGCGCAAAAAACGTATAGAAATTCCGTCGCTTGACGCGCGCGCCGCCATATCCAAACCGCGAGGCAGTTCAAGATCCACCGTGGCCAATGCAAAAGATTTCTCATGCATTACAATATCTACCGGCATAGTCGAACTGGCCGGGCCGGAAGGATAACCATTGGCAATCGTAATATTGTAAAGCGCGCGACTAGTTGTGCCAAACGCCGTACAGTTCTGCATCGGGCCGCTGGTATAAATTGCAGGGGCCACATAGAGCGTTACGTTGCCATTTGCGGCACTCGTTACCGCCGAAGTGCAAACAAACTGTTTAAGCGTGGCGTACTGTTGCTTACTCTCTGGATTGACATCATAGATACCTGAGACAGAAAAAGTGTCGCCCACCGTATAAGTCAACGAATTTCCTGCGCCGGTTACGACAATACTCGTTGCGCCCAAGGCCGGAGCAGCCGAAGTGATCGGCGAAGTATCCGTTCGCGTGCCGTTGACATGAGAGGAAAGCAATTGTGACATATACCATTTAGCACCGAGCGCCCGCGACATCTGACCTTCCTCATACTGCCCAGAAATAGCATTCTGCGGATTGTAAAGACCAGATAAACCGCTAACGACGCTGGCTTCAGTTGTCGGACTGATAATGGCGCAGATCCCGTCGTCCATAGGAGCAAGATTTTCCTTAACGCGTTTGATAGCATTAAGAAACGTTGTCGGTTTGGAGTTTGAACCCGGCGTATAATACGTGGTGCTGATTTCTCCAACAGCATTATACGTATTGTTCACAATGTATGCGCCAGCAACATAATCAAGTTCCGCTGCAAGACGTTTCGCGGCCGGTTCAATGTAGCGTTGGCTAAAATCGTCAATGGTCAAAGTTAGCGCGCTGTCATCAAAATTCATATCGATTCCGCGCACGGTATCAATCGTCAGCGTTTCATACGCTTCGGTAATGTCCTGCTGGGCCATCGGCCAGCTAGAACGCACATTGTAAACGTTAGGTTTACGAATGCGCAGGTTAGGGCCGATTTTATTACCGGAAAGCGATACCCCGCTATTAGCGAATTTTGATTCATATTGTCTGTCCATGTTTTTGCAGATTACGATATTAGAGTGGAGTATGTCAAGAAACTCCCTCGTAATCTCTGTAGGAGTTAGTAAAGAATTAGCCATAATTTATTCCTTTTTGATTAAGATCGGTTTTTCTTGCGCTCTGCATGTCGCAGTTTACGCCATTCATCATCGTTCAGTCTATCCCGGTCAACGGTGTTTTTCCCTCGGTTCCCGGCAACAGGTTTTACAGGCTCAGGCGCCCCGCTCGGCTTTATAGCCGGTCTTTTTACGGGAGCAACAATTTTTGCCTCAAGCCGTCCAATTTCCAAAACCGCCTGCACAGGCGGAAGATCAACTAACTCCTCGGCAATATCAGGATTTTGTGCTAGATAATACCGGATAGCGGGGCCTGAGGGGCTGGCCTTTATTGCCGCTATAATACTTTCAGAAACTGGAACATCAGTCGCGCCCTGTACGACTTCTTCATAATCGGGCGTTATTGATTTAAACTCAGTTTCGCGCGTTTCAAAAACAGTCATCTCTTTAACTTGTTCCGTCTGAACCTTCATTTTCTGTTCTATATCGTTCATACGCTGATTGGTCTTGTACTCAATCACCGCATCAATATATCCCGCGTCGTCTGCATAATTAGAGCGTATGGGTTTTTCTAAAGATTGAGGCTGTTCCGGATTTTGCCCGCGTTCGGCCATAGCCGCACGGTACGCTTCAATTTCTTCCTGTTGTCGAGCTACGATTGATTTTAGCCGGTTCCCCTCGCCGAGAACTTTATCCCAGCGCCGCTCTTGATGATTTTTTTTTGGTTCCGATTTTTTCTCTTCCGATTTTTTCTCTTCCGGTTTTTCGTCTTTTTTCTCGGTTTCGACAACCTCCGGCTCATCACCGGTCTTTTTGCTTAAGTTCTCATCTGTAACCTGTACGGCTTCTTCCACGATCATATCGGTTGTCATAATATTTAACCCCTCTGGCTATTGCCAGGTGCGTTATTCTCCGCTAATGGCGCGGGTGCCTGACCAGGATTAGCCGTATTCAGCGCATTGGTCATTTGCTGCTGGGCCATTTTATGTAATTCCAGACCGGTATCGATAATTCGTCCATGATTTTCATGCGCTTGTTGTAGTTGCGCTTTTTGTATTTCTGTTTGCGCCTTAATAACGGTTTTTTCCATATCTAATTGCTGCCCCGTTGTTTTTTCTTTTAATAATCCCTGCATCTGCTGTATCATGGCGGTCATCTGCTGGATTTGCTGGTCTTTCATACCGGATTGTTGCTGCACCGCTTGTAAATCAGCTATAATTGTGCGCAATTCAGATTCGGATACTGGAGCGCCGTTTTTGCTCTTGTCATCGATAAGTTGCGGTGGGATAGTCTTTTTAAGCCGCTCTGAAAGTTCAGAAGCCCCAGGAAAATCCAGATTACGCACAAGAATATCACTGCAAACCTGGCCTATTTGCGGCACAGCTTGGATAATCTGCGTCAAACTATCCGCAGCTTCCATACGCCGTGTTTCATAGCTTGGCCCGGTATCTATCACAACATCATATTCCCCAGCCGTAAGATCGTATAAAAGCTGTTTGTCGGGATCGTTCGGGTCTTGATAAACTTGATTAATAACAACAACTTCATCAGTCAAATCTTCGCCAAGAATATGTATTGCTCTAGCGCTATCATAAATTTCCGGTATCATATCGATTAATATCCGGCCTAAATAACGTAAGGCCCGATTGAGATTATTTACAAAATGAAAATTAGCCACATCACCTTGCCGTTGACGGGCGATGATTGCTTTACCGCTTTTCTCCTGCCCATTTGAACCAAGTGAAGCATCGTATATGCCCGTGGTTTCTTTCAGACTTTCGCTTGACATCTGTACACCGGTAATAATAGCCTCAGATTGTATCGGTGGTTGTACACGTTGAGGCGCTGAAACGGGTTGTCCATTGACTATTCCATTGTATTCCAAGAATGCAAAAGTTTTGTTGTTAGCCTCTCTCCATTGCGTCTCAAAACCTTCCAACATTCCTTTAGGAACAACAAACGGCGCTTTGGGCTGCAAAGCTGTCATTTCCGTAAATGCGGACAACCAAAAATTGTGCATCCGCTGACTGTCTTTAGCGTTGCGCGTAATGCTAAAATATTTTTTTACGCCGTCAACATTGAATTCCTGTCCCAACACCGCGACGATTGGAATATATTGCCCAGGTAATTCCTTTCGGTCTTCAAATATTTCGTTTTCTGTAATTAGATAACGATAAACTTTATATTCATCTTTTTCGCGTGTCTGTTCCGCAATTATCCCTTCAGGCAGGTCTTCTACAGTTTGTCCATTATCAAGCAAATAAATTTTCTTTTTGGTTTTTTCTCGTATAAAATATTCTGCTACATAAACAGAATCATGCTCATACCAGTTTCTATCACCTTCGCCTTGATTTTTCCAAGCGTTCGTGCCGTTCTTTCCGAACTCTTCTTCAAATTCCTCTTTCGGATATTTTTCCCTTATAAACGCATACATCATATCGGAAAAATCCGCATTTTGGCAAAGATGAAATGGTAAATAAACACTGGCAGGATTATTAATACGCATCAATTTTGCATCTTGTTCAAAACTATTTGACGCGCAATAATCGGTTAATACTCTGAAAAATCCCCATCCTTGATTTATTGCATTATTTACGGCCCAGTCGATAGCGTCTTTACTGTCGCCACGATTTAATATATGCCGTGCTAATCCGCTAATAATATCAGCGGTCGCTATATCCGTAACCGAATCAACCGGGCGATATTTAATCGATGGAGTGTTTTGCGCCATGTCATTAATAACCTGATTATTAATTGTCAATATGCGGTTTACCGTTAAACATGGGCGCCTATCAAGCTCACGTTGTTTTAAATCCCCGTCCGTCCATTGTATTCCGGCAACAAAGCGTATATCATCCGCCGCCTCTTTTCGTTGTTCCATACTATTGTCTAAACAATTTTGAAACCGCTTTACGGCAAGCGCAAGAAATTCACTTTTGTTTTTGGTTTTCTGTTCATCCACGGTATTTATTGTAGGTTTACGTTTGCGCTTTATCATAATTTAGGCCGCCCATGTACTGCCGTTACTACCACCGGAATAACCAGCTGTAACGAAACTTGGAGTAATTTCAGGTGTTTCGGGACGCGGATCACGATATATATATCCGCCAAGTCCTGCGTATCCGATCCGTAAAGAATCCGAAAAATCCTTATATTTCGGGTCTTCTTCTTCGCTTCCGTCAATCAAACGATGATTAGTTAAACTGGTTATCAGATTATGACACCACGGCGCAACAAACAAACTAGGTTCATTCATCGGCCCGACATCCTGCAAAGTATTAATCTGCAAATCTTGAATAATAAGCATCCGCTGACTGTCAATAGCTTTTACATTTGGACACTGAAATATCAAACCGCCATTTTCGCGTTTTGCAAATTCAGACACAAGCCCGTCGGTCGAACCACTAAAATATGACCCGCTGCCCGTTCCTTTGGCAAAACGTGTATCAATAAACCGCGCCTTAATATTTAGTTGATGTTCTACAAAACCATCCTTAACGCTAAAAGCGCGCGCCATATCGTTTAATGTTCCCGCATAAAGTGTGTCTTTGCGGGCTTTATAAAATTCTTCCCCCATATCATTAAGCGTCGGCCACTCGTTGTAAACATATTTAAACGTACCTTTGATACCAATTTTAGGCAATACTGCTATCCAAAGGCATGCTGGGTAATAATGCATCGCCGGATCCATCGTCATATAACAATTGCCCTGATCGCGGATAATATCCCAATCAATTTGTTTTACATGCAATTTCTCGCTGAATTCCGGCCAGACTTTGCGACCTGTTCCCAGACATTGCCCTTCCCATATATTTTTAGCAATAGCGGGGCGATACGCATAATCCTGTTCCCGTTCCTTTTTAAGCACTTCCGGAAAGTCTGGGTTATCTTTCCAACTTAAAAATTTAACTATAGCATTATCAGGAGCATGTACGGCAAAACGCTGATGCGTGGCGTCGTCTTCGTATTTAGGATTATAACGTACCCAAATTTCAGAACCGGGATATTCTCCGTTTATTTTAGGTTGATCCTTATATTCGTTTCTTATCGTCGGAATTAAATCTATCCACGATTCCTCTGATATGTTTTCGCCTTCTTCTACATCGCAAATGTCAATACTGGAATATGATTTTATTTTATTAATATTTCTTAACAGTCCTTCAAAAATGAACTCACTTCCATTATGTTTACATTTAATGCTAACGTCGGTAACATCGAAAAACGGATAAAGTCCGCACATTTCAATTTGCTCTTTTAACAGGCGCCAGGTTGACTCTCGTATAGACCGTTGAATTTCGCGCGTGCAAAGAATACGGACTTTTTTTTGTCCATACCATAATTTTACCGGATTATAAGCAATCAATAATAACGCGCGTATATAATTCCAGCTTGCTCCACGGCCACGGCCGCCGGGGCAAACACGATACCGCCAGACCCTGCTATGATCAAATAAAAATTTAAAATCCCCATGAATGGGAATTTGAATTTTAGGCTTTGGTTTCGTGTTTTTTAGCATAATATTAAAATCCGTCTTTGCCACGATAATCAGCGTATCCAATGGCGGCAATAGATACCCTATCCGCCGAATGCCCGGTTTTAGCGTATATCAATACAGAGCTTCCGCTAACGACCGTATCGATATCCATAATAAAAGCACTAGCAAGATAACTAGCCGCATCTACCGTTGGCCTTCCCATTGACAATGGAAAATATCCCGGCGTCGAACTAGTATCATTATAATTTGTTATGAGTAAGTTTGAGGCACTATTGCTTGTATTGTTATTTTCTAACCGGACATTTATTTTAGCTTTAGTAACTATGTATAATGGCACATAAAGCAACGATATTGCCGCCCCGGCGGTTATATCGCTGGCACCAGTATAATCATTCGCCCAAATATCGCTATCATAACTAAAAAAATCACCGAATTGTCTGAAAGGCCGGACTTGATACGATCCTGATGTCCCACTAATATAAACGGAACCTATGCGCCTATAATAAATCCATGTTGTGCCGGTTATTGTTCCGGCATACGCTAATAATTTATTTGCATCAAGATTTACGGCATCATCAAGGCCAATGTCCACCGTTCCAGCGGAATCCATAATAATAAATATATTTTTCCATCCTGTACTAAAACTAACTGTAGCGGGAACCCCGCCACCGCCTGATCCTAGCGTCCACGCCTGAAAAGCCGTCCGGCCACTATTCACTATGTTTTTATTAAACATAGACGCCAGTTTTATTATTTGTGCACCTGTTGAGTCCATTGCACAACCTGAAGAAACGCTTATAGCCGTGGTCATAACGCTCATTTGTAAACCATTTATAAAACCAGTTAAGCCCAGCGTACCGTATATTAAACCGGAGATATGCAAATCGCCAATAATCGAAACGGTCTGCGGCAAAACCAAAGTACTGGTTGAATGAGCATTGTATATCGATACAGCCCATCCGGAAATTGTGTTTGTACCATATTTAACAGTCCCAGTAGCAGAACCCCAAGCAGACCCATCTTCACAAATGCCATAAGAGCCGGTGACTAGTCCGGGAACAGTCGTATCGTCATTTTGCATCACAATATTATTATCGTGGACATACGCGGTATAATGTTGGGCTGATTCAATGCTAATTCCTGAATGGGTTGAACCATTTACATCAGCTTCGGTTGACAATGTGGCCGTGGTGAAAATGCTATTGTTATCTATCTCATATCGTAAAGGAATAGCCGGAGCAGTCGAACCAACCGGCATAACATGAATACCAGCGGAAACTAAGTTCGGATAAAGCGTATTGTTAGATATTCGCACATGGCCGTTTCCATATTCAAACATAATACAGTCTGGTGTACTATATCCGTAAACACTGCTTAAATCTACTTTATTATCCGCAACTACCACTTCCCCAGCATATAATGCACCATACGGAAAGTGTTGAATATTACAACCAATAAGTTCATTGCGTTTAATGTTAATATTAGTCAAGGCAGAATATGTCGCTGTACAATAAATACAAATTCCATAGGCACCGTATGAATTAAAATCTTCAATATGGTTATCTATAATATCGATATAAGAACCATTGACTATTTTAATACTACCAGCAAGAAGACCTGATTCGTCGGTATGATTTTGTCCATTCTGATAAAATAGGTTTCCTTTAACTTTCATATTTGTGCAAGGATACGCTGCTATTCCCAAAGAAATAGCAGTCCCAAAAAAGTTCTGCATCAAACAGTCCTCTATAACCGAATTGCTAAAATTACCGGTAATGGCGTTCGGCGTATGCGTGCTTATTTGACCAGTCGCGTTACCATCCAACTGTATTTTTCTAATTGCTACATTGGTTAAAACCGCAGTAGCGGCACCCAAAAACATGGGAATGGTAGTTGAAATTCCTGAAGCAAATTTAAAACATGATTGATTGCCTAGCCCGCGAATTGTTAAGTTGCTCGCAAGCGGTAAAGTTCCTGTTATCTTATAATAAACTGATGCGCCTGCAACCTCTAATACTCCACCATTGGCTGCGATTGACAAAAGCGCCTTTTGAAAAGCAGCGGTATCATCATTTGATCCGCCGCCGAGCGCAACGCTGGAAAACCACTCAGCGTGAACAATTTGACTAGCCGGGAAAACAATGTTTGTTGTACAACTAAAATGGTAACCTAAATCATCAATAATCGGTTTAATCGCAGGCGTGAGCGCGGCACAGACTAGCGATGCCCCGCCCGCGAGATGCACAAGCGAAACTAAACCGGGATCGCTGCTTATTTTAAATGCGCCGTTAGGTAAATATAATGCCGGTTTGGCGCCTTGCGCCTGCGCATAAGTGTCTGCGGCCGCAAGCGCGGTTGTATCATTGTTGCTGTTATCGCCCTTAGCGCCAAACCAGCGTACATTTACTTCTGCTCCGGGCGTAATCATACGAATATAGCGCCCGTTATTTGCACCCGATGAATTATCGGCACCGTAAAAAACCATGCCGGTATCTTGCGTTACGCTGCTGGAACCATTCCAATAAAACAAGCCACCACCTTGATCTCCCGCAACATAATAGCCAAGCACGGAAACAAAGTCAAACGCTGCGCTATTAAGTGCTTTTAAATCCGCTATTGACGCTACGGTACAAAATGCGCTGCTGATTGACCCATAATTATCTATTGACCAAATCGTACTACCAAGCGTAGGCAAACCGGTACCGGAATCAATCTCCCCGTCCGCATATGTCAATACGATCTTATACGCTACTCCTAATTTAAAAACGATTGTCGCGCGGCCTGCTGCATCGAATACGACCGGATTGGCATTAGCAGTCTGACAAAATGGATCGCTATAGGTATCTAGCGGGCTTGTCGTACCGGCAGCAAAAGCCCAGAGTTTATATCCTGCTCCCGGCAAACCGTTATCCGAGAATACTTGCCATTTCGGATCCGGGCCGTAGTAACCTAAAATTGATGTTGTCATAAAATTAATCCTTCATCATATTTGCGATAGTTTTCTTTTTCTTAACGTGATATGGCAACTTCTTGCCTTTAGGCGTAGCCGCCTCAAATTCTTTGGCAATAGCGGGATGATTGGCATACATAAAACCGCGTTGGGCCTGGCTTTTAAAAGGCATGATTACTTTCCTCCCATATTGGCGATTGTATTAATCCCGCTATATGCAGCGGCAGCGGCTGGTATTGTGGCCGCAATGGAAGCTTTAACAGGATTATTTAAAGCCCAACTCATTACACGCGGACTACCAATAGTAAATGCGCCCATTTTCCCCAGCATACCGCTTCTACCTGTCGGCCATTTTGTAAAAATTGGTAATTTACCTTCAGGATTAAGGTAATCCGCAAGATGCGCCGCATTGGCCTGGTTGTAATAATCAGTTCCAAATGCCTGATCGAAATCCTTTAATGTTTCTTGTGTGTTTGTACGATTTTTCCCAAAAAGATTACTGATAAAACCTTCGGCATGGTCTTCACCTTGCTTGACATTTGCGCCAAGTTTGGATTTAAGTTTGTCAACCAAATCTAGTTTGTTGGCAAAAGACTTCATCTGATCCGCGTATTCAGGAATACCGCTTTCATTTGCCGATTGAAGCAACATGTCTTTTATGGTATGCCGGGTATCTTTGAGAGCGGTTATATATGAGTTTGCTTCCTGCCCGAAACCGTTATCAATTACTTTATCCAACTGTTGACGAATATTTATCAAATCGGGGGCAGTAAGTTCCCCATTTGAATTTTGTTTGGCAATACTACCAATTTCGTTCATTTTTTGAATTATTTTATCGTTTACTGGCTTTAATTCGGCTACCGGATTTTCAATTATATGACTCGTTAAAGTTTTTTGTAATGCAGAAGAAGAAACAGACGGTATTTTTTGCGCTATCTCTTTTATATTTTGCGCTTCTGGAATTTTATCCCACGGATTATATATATTATCAACCAATGATTGTCCAATTTGATATGTCTTACCTTTAACCGCCTGCAATTGTGCTAATCTTGTTGGTGTCCCAGCCATTTTTAATACATTTGCAGGCATAGCCGTTTGTTCCTCTGCCGCCTGCACAACACCACGGCCAATTATTTTAGGTATATCTTTAATAGTCGCAGCACCTAATTTAAAAGCCTTTAACGTTTCTCCAAGACCAGCAATATCTAAAGGTGTAGTCGGAGTCAAAATTTGACCTGTAATCAACCCTACATGTCCCGCGCCCGTTTTAGGTGCCATATTGGCTATGGTTTGGCTGGCTTCCTGTTGTTGCGGTTGTAAATTTGGTTGTATTGTCTCTGCACCAGGTAGTTGCCAACTTTTAGGGAATGCTTGTGGTGCTGGTGTCATTGCCAAAGCACTACCGGCGCCAGCAGCTAATCCCTGACCAAAATTTAACACACCTTTACCAAAGTTTTTAGCTACATTTAATGCAGATACGGCTAAACCATGTAAAGGGGCCGCGCTCTCGACGGAATTATCGTAAGCATGCGCAGGAGAATCAACTGGAGTAGAAATTCCTGAATAATCGTCCTTGACAGAGGATCCTACTGGAACAGAAATACCCGAATAATCATCATTTGCGGACATGCTCTATCCCATCTGTTGTCAAAAAATGAGTTCCAGACGGTAACTTTGCGGCTTCTTCGGGGGTTGCTGTTTTTAAAGCCGGCGCCGTTGCCTGCGCATAATTTAAACCGCGCGCCAAACCCGACAATCTAGCCTGATTCTCTGGGGTCAATCCAGGATTAAAGGCCAGATGCGGCGCCATGTATGCCGCATGTTTTTGATCCGCATCCGATCCAATCTGTGTAACCAATGCTTTTAACGCATTTTGTATGCCAATCGTAGTCGACGGAGCCGGTTGACCAGTAACAAGCTGAAAAGCCTTGCCGACATTGCCTGCTAAAGTTTGCGGTATTTTACCTTCGCCTTTTCCTTCATTTATTTTTGACAGCACGTTAATCATATCAAAACTATTCATGGGTTGACCGCTTTTTTCCGCCCGTTGTATAGTTTTCATTGCATCAATCGCACCGTCGCGCTGAGCTTCAACCGCCTGCAAAGACCGATCCCCACGCAAACTTGTTATCTGCGACAAACCCTGTTGATAAAGTAAATTTTGTTCTTTGTCTTGTCCGCCCGCACCAGGGGTTGCAACCGGTTTCTGATTTTTAACATGCGCGGCTGCAAGAGCACCGGCATTTTTCTGATTCTGTAAAGCAGTTTCTTGAGCGCCTTTTATTCCCAAAGCCTGTAAATCCGTTTGCGCCTTGGTATACGCTGTAAAATGCTGCCCCAAATTATTGTTTTCGGTGTTCAACCGATTGTAAACGTCATTTACCTGTTTTTCAAAATCGGGACTGTCCGGATTAATATCAGCAAATTCGCTTAGCCCGCCCTCTTTGGATAATGCAGGCGCATTCTTTTGCCATTGGTCATGTACGTACTGTTTTGCAATAGGATTTGTCGCGTAACCCGGAGTGTTTATATCTTGTAACATCGGGCTAAGAAAACCCAAACCATGCGCAAGTTGTGCCGCATGATGTTCGACCGCAAGTTGCTGCTGGGACATCTGTACTTTTTCATCATTCATTCTGCTCTGTGCCATCCAGCGTTGTGATTCCGCTTGACGTTGAGCGGCTTGCGCAGCCAAATCCTGCATTTTCATCGCCATTTCCGGATCGATAGCCGCGACTTTTTGATAATCAGGTTGACCCGTAGGAGAATTTGCAAACACATTGCGCACCTGCTGCTGACGGCCAATAGCCGCTTGATTTTGGCGTCTTGCATCAAATGCATTAGCCAGATTAACCGCCTGGCCCATCGTATCGGCAATGTCCGGAATCGCCGGAACGCCAGACATCGGAATTGAAGCATTAAGAGAAAATGCCATTAGTAAACCTCACTGATTATAATATGGCGACCGTGTCTGATTGAAATAATCATTATTGTGCCCGCCCAAATCCCCGCCCAAATTAGCAGCAACACCCGTAGCCGGATTAATTGCCATAGTCGCCAGGTTTACCGCGCCTTTAGCCAGATTGCCGATAGTATTGCGTGTTGCATTTGCTTGGCCCATAATGCCGCCAGCTTGCGCGTTGCCTATTTGTCCATAAATATCACCCTGAGTATTTCCAAAACCTGTTGCCAAGTTAGATAAATTATTATTTGCACTCACGCCAAGATTCGCAAGCCCAGATTGCCGATTATACTGATTGGTCATATTGGCTAAATTATTACTGTAATTCTGCTGATAAATACCGGCATTCTGTTGATTGCCCTGCAAATAATTTTGATACTGCTGGTTGACATCTTGCGCAGCCAAACCAGTCCCATATCGCTGCAAGGCTTTCAGCGTTGCACCCGACAAGCCCTGCCCTTGCGCTGCCGCGCTGTTTTGTACAGCACCCAAACCCTGTTGCAGCTGAAAACCATAACCTGGGGATTGCTGATAATTAAATGGCTGAGTTTGAAAATTGCTTTGCGGCTGTTGATATGCGCCGGAATTAACATTCTGATCAAGCGCGTTTAAGTTTCGATTGCCGATATCAGCAATCGGCTGCTGATATCCCTGCGCTGCGCCATATTGCGTTTGATTAAGATTAAGCGCGTTTTGCCCTTGAGCAACCTGCGCGGCCGCCGCCTTTTGCTCAGCACCACCACCAAACGTGTCGTTAATCCATGCACCTAAACTCATGATCTTTTACCCCACGCTATCGGTTTCTATCGTTGCGCCTTTAATGCGTTTACTCGCTGTTTTATTCCCTACAACGCGCTTTTCGTGCGCGGGCAATGCAACCATCGCCTTATGCAAGGCAAGCCGTTTTTGTTTTAATTCATCCCCGTCGGCAAGATCATCAAAGCCTTTGCCGCTTTCATTTACCTCTGAAGTTAAACTCGCATGATGTAAACGCGCATTTTCCATTAACTGCTGGTGCTGTTCAACCGGCGAAAGAGGCATTAATCGTTCTCCTTGGTTTTGTTTACAAACGTTATTTCTATGTCTAAAGGATTATTTGCTTGACCGCCGAGGTTTAAATCTTTCTCATCACGCCAGCCAACAACATTTTTCATTGCAAATTTTGTAAATCCGCCCTCAAACTTTCCAGTCATGGCATTGTCGGCCATGATCTGCTCTTGCAGTTTCTTACAGCGTGTATAGGCACATAAAAAAGATGGGTGAGATTTTGTCCAGTGTTGTAATGTATCGTCAACCACGCCGATCACATCGGCAAAATCATCAAACCAGGCCGGCATGTGTTCTTTGCGTTTGGTTTCAAAAAAATTAATAAGCTGCGCATCATATTCCGGCTTATATTTGTCTTGCCCTTTTCGCCGAGACATTTATTTAAAAACTCCCAAGCAACAGTCACATGTAAGACATTTTTTTTTCTTGTCGTATTTTAAGTCTGATTGATCGTATGTACGTTTGCAGACAGCGCAGAAGACCAGTCGCGGATTGACCGCGGTTGCTTTCCGCTCGCGCAGAGCATTGGATGGATTAGCCACGCTTAATAATATATACACGGATTGTAAAAAGTCAAGGGAAAAGTTAATTACTTGCGGCGTTGACCGGTTAAAGTGAAAGAAAGACGTTGCACGCGAAACGTCCATAGCTATGGAGGATGGGGAAACTGACGCAAGAAAGGTTCGAGCGGCTGAAGCAATTACACAGACAGTGAATTAAGGTAAACGAGCGATCTAAAGGCAAAAACTCACCAAAAATTAACATAAAAAGCCTAAAAAAAGCACATTTGGCATAATTAGGCAAATCGGCTTTCCCACCGGGTACCCCCCCAATTATTATCAATACATTCATATTATATTGATGGATTATATTTATCTATCTATCTATCTATTTTATAATAATAATGCTTAAATGCTTAATTTGTAATTATAAAACATTGATTTTTAGTAATTTAAAAATTTAGGCAAAAAAAAGGTCTTGCTTTTAGATGCTTAATTTTTTGAGATGCTTAATGCGTCGGCGGTACCCTATAATCTCTTATTGATGGATTTCTATTAGGCAAAATTAAGCAAAAATCTCCGGAAAAAGAAAAGTTAAAAAAAACTTGCGTACTACACAAAAAATTATTATATTGATTACTGTGAATGACGCTAAATCCAAAAAACTAGTTTTATAATTCGGGTAGCCGCTGGCAACCCCAGCTAGGTGCGCGTCTGCTCTTCGTCGTTCACCGCGCACCTACCCGATTTTAATACGGGATCTGCAATGTTGCCAACCAAAATGTTGGGTGTTCCGCATTGGATTTTCTGGAAATTAGAGATTAACTCAAAAGGCAAACCAACCAAAGTTCCATATTCTATAAACGGATATCGCGCATCGTCAACCGATTCAACAACATGGAGTGAATATCTTGCGATTGAAGACGCCAAAAGTATAGAGTACGACGGTATCGGTTTTATGGCCGGCGCAACCCCTATTGGTTTTATTTTAATTGATCTTGATCACTGTATTGTTGACGGAACAACCGAATCTTGGGCGGAAGAAATTGTGGAGCTGGCGAATACATATACAGAAATTTCCCCCAGCGGTGACGGCATACATTGTTTTCTTGGTGGGAAACTTGGAAATACAAGTAAAAAAACAGACCATGCCGAAATTTACGATCACGCCAGATATTTCACAATAACCGAAAACATTTACAAAGACAGAAACAATTTTCGGGAAGTAACGCAGGAAGAAATAAATAAAATTTATGCCTTAGTGAAAGCTACAGGCCCGGAACAAGAAGAAACCGCGCTCAATGACAAGCCGCAGGGAACATGCCAAGATGATGACGACGCGGTGATTATAAAAATGTTTGACGGCCGTTACGGGGAAGAGGCAAAAAAGCTTTTTGATGGGGATATGACGGTCTTAAGGGGAAATAAAACCCATTCAGAGGCTGATTTTGCGCTCTGCAAACATTTAGCGTACTGGACAGACCGGGATTCTTCGGTTATGGATAGAATTTTTCGGCGCTCGAAATTAATGCGTGATAAATGGGATTCAACCCGAGGAGATAAAACGTATGGATGGATGACAATTAATCAGGCTATCGCACACTGTAAAAAAACGCACCAGAATTCAATAGCGGAAACCGATATAAATTTCTGGTATATTAAAGGGGAGGGGAATAAAGCAAAGCTCTGTGTTGATTTTGCAAACCTTCACGGATTTTTAAACCAGAAAGGATTTAGAAAATATTATTCGTTCGAAAATTTGGAAAGCATCTATATAAAAATAGAGAGCAGGTTGATTGAAATTGTATCAAAAGGCCAGATACTGGATTTTGTTTTAAAACACATTGAATTGTTGCCGGATGTTTTGCCTGGCGCTGAACCATTTACAAGAAAAAATCTTGCCATATTGTTTTTATCCAATCCAAACTATTTTTTAGGGATGGACAAATTACAGTGCATGGTTCCGGCTGCTATAAATTTTATGCGCGACACAAAAGACTGCTCTTATATTTTTTATGCCGACAAATTTGCGAAAATAACGAAAGATACCGTTATTTTTCGTCCATACTCCGAACTTGACGGTTATATATGGAAAAAACAAAAACTTGAAAGAAATTGTCCTGCGGATGATTGCCAAGACGGGGAGTTTTTAACTTTTTGCCGTGACATCATAAACAAGAACGACGCGATATTCTTAAATTTACGGACATTGCTTGGTTATCTATTGCACTGTTATAAAAATCCAGCGCATTGTTTTGCCATTGTGTTGCTCGACTCAAAGCATTCCGATGATCCGGAAGGGCGTTCCGGCAAAAGCCTTTTGCTTGAATCCGTTGGAAAAATACGGAATGCCGTTTTCTGTGGTGGAAAAGATTTTAGACATGAAGATAAGTTTGTTTATCAGCGCGTAACCGAAGAAACGGCCCTCTTTGTCTTGGATGATGTTAAAAAAACATTTGATTTTGAAAATATATTTTCACAGATTACGGGCGGCTTTGAGGTAGAACCGAAGGGAAAAGCGAAATTTATAATCCCTTTTGATTGTTCTCCTAAAATTGCCATTACGTCAAATTATGTAATAAACGGAGCGGGAGGGTCTTTTGAAGCTCGAATACGAGCATTCGCTTTAAACTCAATCTATGATAAAGAAAACACACCGGAAAAAAAATTTGGTCATTTGTTTTTTGGGCAATGGGACAAGGTGGAATGGGAAAAATTTGATAGTTTTATGATATATTGCCTGCAAGATTATTTGAAATATGGAATACTGGTAACGGAAGACCGTGGATTAAATGAGAGAAAAATATATCAAAAAACATCAGAAGAGTTTGTCAATTTTTGCAATAGTAAATTTGATAATTATTTGCCACCGGTATCTGAAGAGGGATGGGAACTAAAAAAGGATTATTATAACGAATACATTAATTTAATGGGGACTGATATGTGTGGGACAGAAAATAAAAAATTAAACCTTTCATGGTTTGGGCGCTGGTTGGCTATTTATTTCAAGCATGTCGGGAAAGGAACTTACGAAGCCAAGCAAAGAAAAATAGGCGACAAGCAGGAAAGTTGTTTTAAATATACACCCGAAAAACGAATAGAAATTTGAGGTTGATTAATGCTAACCCTTCGCCCCTATCAGCTCTCTCTTGCCGCTCAGGGCCTGGCGATCCTGCGCCGGGCCGGGCTGGTGTATATCGCGGCGGAACCAAGGATCGGCAAAACGCATATCGCGTTGGAGATTGCGCGGCAGTATGGAGCGCAAAAGGTACTGGTGCTGACAAAAAAAATTGCCCGCGCGTCAATCGAGGCTGATTACAAAGCGGCAGAGCATTACAAAAATTATACTATTTTTGTAACCAACATGGAGCAGCTGGGAAAATTCCACGGTTCTTGGGATCTGATTATTATCGACGAAGCACATCAACTCAAAGCGTATCCCTTAGCGTCGCTGCGCACAAAATATCTGATGGCCCACGTTAAGGATACGCCGGTCATATTTCTGTCCGGCACGCCCTCGCCGGAAGGTTACAGCGGCATGTATCATCAGCTGGCCATATCCAGCCATAGCCCGTGGTCGCATTACAAGAATTTTTATCACTGGGCACGTGATTATGTTCTAGTCCGGCAGGTGCGCCGGGGCTTGTATACAATCAATGATTATTCGGACGCAAAATCGGAAAAAATTAAAGCGGACATTGCGCCGTTTATGCTGTCGTTCAGCCAGGCCGAGGCAGGATTTAAATGTAAAGTTGCCGAACATTTTCACGAGGTTGATATTCCTTTAATTCCGATACTCATAAAAAAAATGTTTCGGGAAAGAGTTTTAAGATTACCGGCTATGAATGGATCGCATGAAATTACGCGCATTGCCGATACTCCGGCCGCCTTAATGAATTGCCTGCATCAATTATCTGGATGCAGCCTTATTTGCGATACGGAAACGCGCATTTTATCGCTGGCAAAAGCCGAATATATTCGGGATACTTTTGCAGGAAGGATTGCCGTTTACTATAAATATATCGCGGAAAAAGAAATATTAAAAATGATATTTCCGACATCAACGGAAATCCCGGAAGAATTTCAGGAGGGAAAATGTTCCGTATTCATCTCTCAAATTCAATCGGGCCGCGAAGGGATTGCCCTTTGTAAAGCTGATGCGCTGGTGTTCTATTCAATCGACTATGCCGCAGTATCCTATCTACAGACAATCGCACGGATACAGGATTTGACCAGAGAAACAACAGCGGATATACATTGGATATTTGTTAAAGGTGGAATAGAAAAGACGATTTATTCATGCGTTTCAAACAAATTAAATTTCACTTATAGTTTTTTCCGGAAGCAGGGAGCAATATGTTAGAATCAAAAATCCAGGCAGCGTTCATTAAAAAGCTTAAAGCCAGTGGGGCGTACTATGTTAAAATCATATCCGCCTCGACATCCGGGCATCCGGATATTTTGGCCCTGGCTAATGGCCGGCTGCATGCCTATGAGATCAAATCTAAATCCGGCACAATGTCCGAAATGCAAAAATACCGGCGTGGGCAAATTCTGGCCTGCGGCGGGGATTATACCATTATCCGGGAGGTTCAAAATGCGGACACAATTAGAAAAATATAACCACGCCCTGCGCCGCGCCCAACTCGCGCTCGAACGGCTCATAATCACGCGCGAAAAAATTGAGCGCAAGATGGCCAGACTGACAGAAAAAAGTCTTAACCCAGGAGAAAAACATGAGCCGCATGACATTGCTTGACAAAGAAGCATTTCTGGCGCGCTGCCAGGCCGCGGGCGCGGGCTATCCGGAGGGGTCGGTACAGTGGCACAAAAACCAGGAACAGTTGGCATACTGGCGGGAAGAAATTGCGGGAGACAAACGGCGGATCGCGGCAGCAGAGGAAAAGAAGCGCACCACGCTCAATTGATATGGATTTTTGAGTAATATCAATTCACCGAAAAACACAAAAAATAAATCAATATTATGTTGACATCACAAACGGATTGTGGTATACTTAGGTGTAGGCAGGGGATGTCCCCCAGCCAAACAACCACGGAGGTATGATCGCATGTGTCAATATATCAGTTTTTTCCACCGCCCGGATAATGGTGATATCGCGGTGTATGACCTGACCTCGCACAGCAAGACACAACAGTATCTCAAATTAAATTTAAATCTATGGTGCGAGGGACATTATACGCCCCAGGGGGAGATTGTCTGTCGGGTAGGGAAAAATGAAAATATCACGGAATTGGATTGTAATGAGCGGTTGCGAGCAAAATATTCTACTTTTGCCGATTTTGCCCATTGGTGCATTGACCAAAACAAAATTGTTGCCTCTGAAAATATCTATCTGAGCGGGCTGACCAGCGCGGTTGGGTTGGTACTGCCTACGAGCATCGGCGGCGGGCTCTACCTGAGCGGGCTGACCAGCGCGGTTGGGTTGGTACTGCCTACGAGCATCGGCGGCGGGCTCTACCTGAGCGGCCTGACCAGCGCGGTTGGGTTGGTACTGCCTACGAGCATTGGCGGGTGGCTCGACCTGAG